TGTTACGTCCTCAGGACTGTTAGAATCCATTGCAAGTAAAATAGTAACATAACGCATTCTTACAGAAGCCTCGATACTATCACCACTATCTAACCATTCTTTAACCGCTTCAATTTTAATTTGGTCTTTTGGCACTTTATAAATCAAAACTTCTGTTTCTCCATTATAAGGTTGTCCGATTAATGAAAAAGGAATTTTAGCAGTGAATATTTCGATGTGTTCTTTACGTGTTATTGTTTGCAATACTTCCAATTCGTGATCACAAACTAAATAATTTTTACCTTGCGTTTCTTGTACTGATTTTTTCCATAATCCATTATCGTGTAAATCATCGTGACTATCTAATATCATAGTTGAATTAACCGCTATGTAATAGAAATTGTCATCAATTTTAATACCTTTTAATTGGTCGGTAAACTTTAGTAAATCCAAACATTTTGAAACAACTGCGCTTCCTTTATCAACTGATTTTTGAATAACCGACTTTTTAGCATCAATTAGAATATCTTTATTTTCTCTAATGTGCTTAAACAATTCCTCTTTTGAATCAAAAAAAGTATGTTCTCCTTGTGTGTTAGTTGATTTCCAAATCATTTTTTTACTTCTTTATCGTTGTTTTGTAATCTTTTGTTTAGTTCCTTTTTAGCTTTCTCTATTTGTTCTTTGCTAATTTGGTTTTCTATTTCTTTAGGTGTTAATTTAGTACTCATAACTATAAATTTAGTTTAGTCATTAATTCCTTTGTTTTTGTAACCGCATCATTATCATTCATAGTTCCGTTTTCTTTCGCTAACTTAACCATATTCTGAAAGTCTGTTAACGTTTTAATCTTTTCATTTATTACAGATTGCATAACTGGTAAATGGTCAAATGATGCTCTTAACTTTTCTCCTTTTTCAAATAATCCCCAACTTTGAGAAAGCGAGTTCATTGTGTTATCAGCAGTATTCTGTATTTGGTTTTGAATGTATGATATTAAACCTTGTGATTGGTTTTCAAATGTTGAATCCCTACTAAACGGATTAATAACGTTTTTATTCATTCCAAAAGCTAATAAACACTTATTGAAGTCCTCAGCGTATTGCTCATCTAAAAACAATTTTTTCATATCGCTAACTAAATGCTTAACATCAACATTAGCATTAGTTAAAATAAGCGATTTGCTTCCTAAAGTGTTTTCGATTGAACTTCTATCTCCTTGTTGTATTTGAGCTTCGTTTCCAGTACTTTCGTTTTTACCTAAGTACTTTGATGACATTTCAAGGTTAATACCTTTAGATATAAGATTTTTATTAATGTTGTAAAGTACTGGCGCAATTGCTTTAACTCTGCTTTGTGATGTAAGTAATGAATTACCAACTAACCCGTTAGTTAAGTCATAAGTAGGAATAATTGATTTTAATGGTAAATTATGTGTTACACCATCTAAATTATATTTAATAATCTTTTCTTCAATAGCCATTTTATTATTTTTAGTAATAATAAATTTGTCTATTTTGTTAGTGTTATTAAAATCTATTTCATTAGGAATAAGATTATAAATAGCATTTGGGACTGAATTACTAAATGGTTTTATTTGATAAATATAATCGTTTCCAGTAACCGATAAAAATACCATTTGCTGAAAAAAGAAATCCTCTTTTGATTGAAAGTAGTTAGGGTTGTACAATAGTTTAGTGTAATCTGAATTTTCAATTACTTTACCATCTTTACCAATATGAGTTATTCTCATTTGTGAGTAGTAAGTAGCTGAAAAGTTTACTATTGTAGAAAGCACTGGATTTGATAGGTAAAATTCCATATACTTACCATTATCCACAAATGAATTTCCATCTAAAAAAGTATATGAAAACTGACCGCTTCTATTACGTTCTACTCTAAAAAGTTCTCTACCAAATAAGCTAACTGATTTTATAACCATATTAAAGCAAAAAAGCCTTAACCGAAATTAATCGATTAAGACTTTAATATTAAATTAGTGTTTACGTTCATTTGTAATAGTTTGATGCGACTTCACATCAATTAATTGCTACAAATATAATAATATTTATTTAGATTGTATATAAATTAGTGATTATTTTTTATTTTACTATCTCAACCCATTTAAAACCATCAAATAAAGTGTCGTGTCTATAATCATCAAAACTTTTTCTTTCGTGTTCAGGTTTTGCATAAGCTCTTACTTCTCCTTCTTCAATTTCAAAAAATTCTCCCTCAACATAATCAATTGCGTGAGGGACATATCTTATTGCAGTTCCTTTTCTATAACCTCTATTTTTTGCTTCTTGTATTAAGTTCATAATTCTTTATTTTAATATCCAATACTAAGGGTAATATTTTCTTTAGATTTAAAGTTTTCTTTTAACTTATTAAAAGCTAATAACATTTCTTCATCTGAAACATCAGGCTTCATAAAACAATGATTAAATGTTTCAATTCCGTTTGTTAATCTAATTTTTAAATGTGGTTCCCAAGTCATAATCTATTTTTTTTTAAGTTAAATATCTTGTAACGCTATACCATTTGATAACGTATTTTGTAGCATCGATTGCATCTTCTCTTGTTTCCTCAGGTATATCTAAAACCTCACCATTATGAGTTTTCCATTGGTAATTTTCGTAATTTTCTTCTAAATTATTACTATCTTCTGTGTAATAAATAATAGCTTTTTGCATTGTTTCAATTGCAGAAACTACTGAACCTTGTCCTTTCTTTGCAAATATAACATTAAACCCAGCGTTTTTTAACTTTCTACCCTCTGATAAATTTAATTCATTTCCACTATCACAAATTATTTCAATATGTTTTGGTATTCCTAAATTTTCAAGTTCCTCTGAAAGTGTGCCTTTCATTTCTTTTAAGGGTTTGTATAATCTTTCTTTTAAGAAATAAGTACCTTCGCCATCGGTTTTCATTTCAACTAAAGCAGTAGGAGCTGAAACACCAAAGTCTAACCCAAAATACGAGTTTAGTCTTAAGTCTTCAAAATCTCTATTTGTTATTCTTTTCCAATTTTCAAAGATTTTATTATCAACTATTCCAGTAATCCCTAAACCATAAATACGCCACTTATTGCGCCAATAGTTAGATTTTGTATTTTCATCTGTATCGTAAATTTCTAAATTAGGATTGTGATAACCTTTTTCTTTATAGCCTAAAATTTCGTTTCTTTCTTCTTCTGATAAAAATTCATTATCTAAAAATGTTAAACATAAGTACTCACAATCTTTGTCAGGAATAACTTCGTTGTGCGCCCAAAAACGCTTATTAGGATTATAATCTAAAATTTTACGCTTTGCTCTCGATGTTAATTCTCGGTACGTTTCAAAGTTTGTTTTGTTGGCTTCGTTTAAATAAACAACATCGGAACGTAAACCTTTACCTATATCCTCTTTATCTAATCCAATAAAACGAATAAAAGATTTGTTTTGAAATATACATAATGGTTGACCATTAGTAACACCAGTTAAATTAACCTTTTCATATAAACCAAAAGACCTCAAAATTTTAATGAAGTCTTTTAGTACTGTATCACGCATTTTTGACAACTCTGCTGAAGCTATATAAATTTCTTTATTAGGATTTCTTGAAGCGTAGTTAGTTAATAGAATTAATATAGCTATTGTTTTTCCAGCACCTTGACCACCTTGTATACACCATATCTTTTTTTTTAGTGCTGATATTTTACGAAGTGCTGTCGTTTGTTGCATCTGATAAAGGGTCAATATTTAATATTGATATATTTATTGGATTTTCAGGGTCGTTGGAATGTTGTAGTTTTTCTCCAAATACTTTTGGATAAAATTTAGCCATTTTCCATTTCAAAGTTTGAACTAAAGTATTGTAAGTAGATGCATCAATTTCTTTTGCAATTAACATATCTCTATAATCGTCCATTTCTTTTTCTAATGCTTCTGCTTTGTCTTGTTGGCTGTTTATATACAACGTTCTTAATTCTTCATTATCTCGCTTCCAACGTCTAAAAGTTGACCAACTTGGATAATTAGTATTATTTTCCAAAATACGCATTATATTGCTTCCTTGCGCTACTTCTTCGCAAATTTCAATACATAAGTCGTAATTATATTCAGTAAGTCTTGCCATAAAAACAAAATTAGTTATTTTTTCTTTACAAACACAAATTAACTCAATAAACTTTTCGCTTGGAGTATTAAATCTTTAAAGTTCTCTAAAAATAAATCTCTTGTTTCAGCGTCTTTGAATGATAAGAAAGCTCCAGTACTATATAATATATCTTTATATATTTCATTATCATAAAAAGTAATACAATGTTTTAATTTTGCTGGTTCACTCCAATCCGCTACCCATCCATCATTATAAACCGCTTTTAGTTGTGATAATTGCGCAAGTGCTATTGATGCTTTTGCTTGTTCTTCTGTTGCGAAAGTATTAGCACAATCGCTCTTAGATTCAATATTATCTATATCAATTATTTCAGAATCACTTGTAATATAATAACCTTTAATTTCTCCCAACTCCTCCCAACTTTTAGGGAGTTCTTTTTTAAATAATTCTGGAAAAGTCATTTTTGCTAATTCCTTTAATTCGTTATCTGTTCCGTTAAACCAACGTAAAGCAGTTTCTTCTGTAATTTTAATATTTCGTGTTTCCATTGTTAACTAATTTGTTTGTTTTTGTTTCGTATTTTTTACCATCTTTAATATAATATTGTGGTAATTTGTCCAAAGATATTAATCTACCTTGCCATCTTTTAGGAAATATACTCATTGTTATTTTTATTTAAATGTGGTTTTATAATAAATTTCTCCTAAATTAATTTCATCTTTACCAGTTAAATACTTTTGAGTATCGTTTACTGCGCTCTCAATTACTTGTTTTTCTTTTTCTAAAAAATGACTTTCTAAATCTGAATTTATATAATGTCCATCTTTTCTAAGTTGTTCAATCAACTCTTGTATAGGTGTTTGTTTCATTATTGTTTCTTTTTAAATTGTTCAAACCACAAAGGAATTGTGCTTGTTATTGGTGGATTTTTAATAGGGTCAAAAGTTTTATAAAAATCTCTCAAAACATTCAAAACCTCCTCCTCACTATACAAATTCTTGTTTTGTTGTTGTGCGTATTCATATCCTAGTTTAAAAATTAAAGAATATGGTTTTTCAGAAGTTGTTTTAAAATTTTGTTGAAATCTCTCGGCAACTTCCTCAATCGTTTCTTCTTTTCTCATAACTTATATTTTTTTATTGCGTTATCGGTTAGGGTTAAATCGTAGTTTACAAGGTCTTCTATTGTTTTTATTTCTTTAGCATTTATAGTTACATAACCATTTTTATAAAGCCAAATTTGATAATCTTCTTTAATTATTGATACAATATCTTTAGTTTTAAAATTAAATTCAAAACCCTCAAAAATTACATTATCTTTTGCTTGTTGGTATTGTTCACATTCTTTTTGCCATTTATTAATATACAAATCAGAGTTTTCACTTGCAAAAGTATGTGGTGTTTTCGGTTCTTCCAAAACATTTCCATCACTATCACAAGGAATAAACATCCACTTTTCTAAGTTTAACTTTAGAAATTTTGCATAACTAATAATATTATTAATGCAAGTATTTCCATATTCAAACTCTATTCCATTCCAATAGTCATTTTGTTGTTCCAACACATAGTCGGTCATTGATTGTAGCTTCATAACTCTATTTTTAGTTTTATCCGTGTTGATTTGCAGGAATTATAGGTTCATTAATTATTCTATCTTTTTCGTCTAACACTTCCCAAATTGTTTTTAATTCTTTCGTAAATTTTGATGAAAATTGAAATATAAATCCATAAGTATTACCCTCCATTAATTTCAATTTGTACATTTTTAAATCTTTGTGAGTATATCCATCCGTTTCGTGTTCAGATATAGGCTCAAAACCTAATTCTAATAACATTTTTTTATGTATTACTTCTTCTTTTACTTGCTTTCTCATAACTCTATTTTTATTTGTTCGTATTCTAATTTTTTAATATTTAGTTTTTGCATAAACTCAATTAAACGCTCGTAGTTAATGTTTTTTGATTTTCTATACTGAATTACTTGTGTAGTAGAAACGTTTAAAATTTGACCTAATTTGTAGTTATTTAGTTGTGTTTGGTTGAATAGTTGGGAGTATATCATATTAAATTTGTTTAAAATCTACTTCTTCGGAATAATATCCATTTGACTCTCCATACCAACGAATATCTAAATACCCTTTTATTGTGGCTAATTTATAAAAAGTCCAAGTAAAAGAATCTTGATATTCTTTTATAATCCCAGCTGGGTTTTCTAAACTGGAATTTTTTTCTGCTAATAAAATTGGATTACCTATTAAATCTTCTAAGTCTCCATTTATATCATCAATACTAACGCCTTCACAACAATATTGTTCATGAAACATTAAATATGTTTTACCACATTCTGTTTTAAATGTTATTTCATCATTTTGACTATTGACATCAATAGATTTTAGTATTTTACCTTTTAAATCATTAAAATTTGCTTTCATAATTCCTATTTGTTTATTATTATGACGTAAAGATAGTAATATTTTTAATACTACCAAACTTTTAAGCTAATTTATAATTGTTTTAAATAACAACGCCATAAAAAAGTATAGTATTTCCCTCTGCAACTCCTTAACTTTTGGATTATATCTATCGTTTACCAAAAGATAATTTAAGTCTTTTATTTTTTGTTCTATTGTGGGTTTTGGTGGTTGTTTTTTACTCATAAATTCCAATCATTTTATTAAACTTTCTTCTTAACTCTATTCTTTGAACTGAATTATAAGTTTTATTTTCAAGTTTCAAGTGTTTAACTATTGACCTTGCTATTGTAATTTTTTCTTTTAGTTCTTCTTGAGTTAGTTTTAATATTGGATAATCTTTTTTAAGGCGTAAAACAATCGATTTAAGACCGCTTCCGTAATTTTCTTCAATACCATTTATAAAATTTATTTGGTCGCCTGAAAGATATTGATTTGCATAAACCGATTGAGCATAAATATTTAGTAAATTAAATCTTAACGATGGATTGCTACCTACCGAATAAAAGTGACCAGCATCGAATTTGTCGTTTAATGGTTTTCCAGTAGAAATACAAATAAAGTCTTTATCAATTAATCGAACTATTGTATTAATTTCTTTCTGCAGTAACTTTTCATAATCGCTTTTAGTCATTAACTTTTCTTTAATCTCTTTTTTTTCTTTTTGCCATTGCTTTGCTTTTTGCTTTTCAATTGCAATTTTAACACTTTCGTTAAATGCTTTTATACATTCGTCATCTGATAAGCAAAACTTTTGATTAAAGTATTTAGCTTCGAATTTTGTTTTATGGTATTGACATTTAGGCATTAGCAAATATCATAAATTATCCATAAAATATCGTTTTTCATTTCAAAATATCTGTTTAATACTTCCATTCTACAAGTACCCTCATCTAATATATCGCCTTTAATAGGATATATTTTATTTTTAATCATTCCTGCTAAAAGGTTAATTAAATTTTGTACGTGGTCCATTCCGTATCTTTCATAACTTTCTATTGGTTCTCCATTTTGTTCAGTAAATACGAATTTAAGTTTTGTAAATTCATTTACTATTAATACTTGTTTTTCTGATTTCAATAATGACATAATATATAATTTTTAATGTTTATTGTATATAATTTTGCTAAAATATTGTATCAATACAATTAGCTTTTTTGTTTATTTTATTGAGTTTGACATATAAAAAATGTATCAATACAATGTTTTTATCTTTAAGTCTTGTTAGGAAAATTTTCCTAAATTATTCAATTAAAATAGCTTTTAAATATATAAAGTTAGTAAAATTTTCCTAACTTTTAAAAGTATTGCATTATTTCATTTTCTATATTTTCATCCGATATTCCCAACCATTTAGAAATAGTATCTTTTGTTTTTTCGTATAACTCGCTAAATTCTGTCTCATCCATTTTTGAAAATGAAATTGATTTAGCAATTTTTAGTATTTCTCCAGTAATTAGATTTACAACCTCATCATAAAATCCGCTTACTATTGCAATATCTCTACGCATATCATTTATACTTCTGTAATCTTGTTGGTTTTCAAAAGCTAATTTTAATAAAGCCCAATATTTTTTATGAAACTTTAAATTACGCTTTTTTGTGTACTCAATTTCAAACTCCTCATTTAATGGAATTTTAGCGAAGTTTTCATAATCACTTTCGTAAACTGGAACAAGTCCTCTATGGTTTTTGACTACTAAAATCTTCATTTAATATTTCTTTTAATTTATTTTGATATACGTATGATGCTTCAATTTCTGTATTAAAATACCCTAAATGAATATATTTTTTATTTTTATATATTCTCGCCGCCCACTTATTATCTCTTTTATAATAAGAAACTCCAGTGTATTTAGATGTTTTATTTTTTATTAAAAATGATTTAGATGTATTTTGTCTAACTGATAATATTTGTAAATTTTCTAATCTATTATCAATTTTATTTTCATTAATATGGTCAATACATATTTTATAAGGATTTGGTTTATAATTCATATATTCTAAAGCTACTAATTTATGAGCTGTAAAATAATAGCTTTTACCATTTTTAGATAAAGTATATTCTTTATAACCATATTTATTAATCTTACCTTTTAATATTTTTTCTCTTGATTTATACCTTGTATTAATGCTATTAACCCTAATTAAACTTTTAACACTACCATAATTGCTAATTTGATAATTTTCAAATCCCTTAATTGTTTTCCATATTTCCATAAATGTAAAAACCAACGCTTCAAAAGGTGGACGTCTTTATCTGCGTTGGAATTTTATAATGTTTTTAATTCGGCGTCCACTCCGATAAACAAATATACAAATTTATTTTTATTAAATTCATAATTTTTAATTTATTTGTTATTTAACCAAGTTTCATCTTTAATACTAAAATCGTTATCAGTTTCGTAAGGTAACCAATCTTTATTTACATCAAAGTTAATAGGTTCAAAAGGTATGTTTCTACTATACTCACATTTTGCTATTGTTATATTATCGTTTTTTTCTACAAAAACAACGGTTTCAGCTTTCTTTAAAACACTACTTCCAACGTGTCCTACTGGCTTTGAAGTTCCGAAGTTTTTATGTAATATTCCAGTGCAATGCATTTTACCTATTGCAGTCCATTGTAGTAGCTTTTCAGTTAAACCAGTTGATTGCTCTAAACTATTGAAGTCTGTAACCAAATCTACAAAACCATCAATTGACATTAAACCTATTTTATCCTTAAATTCGCTTTCGTAAACAATCCAATCTATAAAGTCGAAGCGTTCTTTCGGTGTGTATTGTCTTAAACAAAATGTTTTATAGTAATCACATTGACCTCCTATCATTTCTAAAACACGCCTTTGAACTCTTTGAGTATGGAAGCTACTTTGTTCCGTATCAAATGATATTACAAATTTATCTTTTGTTTCGTGACCTTTAATCGATGGATTTAATATGTTTGCTTTGCCACCGATATAACCAGCTTCAATCATAGATTTAAAAAATGTTTTTCTACTTTTTGAAGCTCCAACAATACAACTAAAATCTCCATAACTTCCAAATGGAATTGGATATAAATTACCTTTGTATTCACTTTCACGAATTGAAATAGCTATTGGTTGTTGTTTTATTTCTTCACTCGGGTCAATTAAAGACTCTTGAAATATCTTTTTAAAATCAATTTCATTTGTGATAATTTCTTTAGCTTCGGGTATTATAATTTTTTCAAACATTTTTATAAGTATTTAAAGCTAAGTTAAAATTAAATTCAAAGTTTGCAATTACGTTATCAATATCCCAAGTTTCAGCAGATTCTTTAAAAGCATCGATGTTTATTTTGTCTTTGTTTTCTTCTAAAAAGTTAGTTAACTCGTTTGTGTCTAAATTTATTTTTAAGCACTCTAAATGATATTGTAAAGGTTTTGAAAGTATATCTTTGTTTATTTGCTTTGATGCAAAGTTTACGTTTTTGTAATAGAATAAAAAGTCTTTTAAAACAAAGCAATACATTTTTGCAAGTAGTTCATTATCTTTTATAACTTGCTTATTTGATAAGTTCATAAACTCAATAATTGAATTTAAAGCATCAGCATCAGTTGAATTTGGTTTATTCTGTTTGCTTATTGTGTATGATAGTCTTTTAATAGCATCTTTTAAAATCATAGTTTATCTATTTTAGGTTCTGTATAACATCTTATCCAATAACAAACTACTTGTATTGTTAGTTTATAGTTCACACCATATTTACCAAGCGAACCAAGTCTAATAGCTTCAATAACATCTTGTATTTTTCTTTGACCAAATTCGTTTTTAATATCCTCAAACATTTTATCTACATTTGGAATTTCGCTATCTAATCTTTCAGAAGCTATTAAAAGCATTGTTTTTAATTTAAAGGTCGGGGAATTGTTTTCGCAGTTCATCTATATTGTATTTTTTTGAGTTATTATTTTTAGATTGTTGATTTAACCATCTTACAAAATGACTTGTAAATTCTTTTTTTTGTTGTTTAATATCTAATCTTAGATTTAAGTCATTTTTAAATATTAAAAGTTTTTCTTTTACTTCTTCAATATTAAATTTTGGTTGGTTTTGCATTGCACAAGTTTCTAACCAACTTTCAGATAATATTAAATCATTATAAAATAAATCATTATTTGTAATATTGTTTATTGGTATAATTGTATCTTGTTTATCTATACTATCAATGCTTTGTATAGTGCTTTCACTTTGCTTTGTACTATGCTTTATCAATGCTTTATCAAGTGCTTTATCAAGTGCTTTATTAAAATTTGATATAGCAACTATATTACTTGAGTATTGATTTTTTGATTTTTCTATTAACTCAATAAGTTCAAATTCAACTAAATCATTAAGAGTAGTTATATAAGTATTATAACTTCTTATTCCAATAGCATCTTTTGCCATTGTTGTAGGTAAACCAAATTTATGTTTCCAACCTAAACGATTACAATGCTCAACAATAAAAAGATATAAAGCGCAATGATTTGGTTTAATTTTTTCAGGATTTTCAAAAGCAAAATCCCAAAAAGCACGAGTTAATTTGAAGTAGTCCATAGTGAGTAAAAAAAGTTAATCCGATAAATCCACCGCTCACTACTTCGGTTTCATTATCGGATTAATATAATGCTTTTGTTAATGTAGTGAGTAAGCAAAGTTAATCAATTATTCCAATATACCAAACTTTTTTTAATAAAGTTCAAAGGTTTTTATTAGAAGTTGTAGCATTTGTTCTTGTTTTAAAGCAAAAAATCATCTTCACTTGGTATATCTGAAGCATCTACTTTATCTTCAACTGGTGTACTTTCTTTTAAGTTACCAAAGTAAAACTTTTCTTCTTTTGTTGCTCCTTTAAAACTTGATTGAAAACTTGCACAATTACCAAATTTATCAAGTTCATCATTTACCCAAACTTTAACGTTTAAATAAATTTTACCATTTTCATTTTTTGTAAACGCTTTGTTTCCTGATTTAGCTTGTTCTAATAATTTACTAAAATCAATGCTTCCGTAATAAGATTTTTTTTCTGACATTTTAATTATAATTTAAAGATTAATAAATTCGTTTTCTTGTTCTTTTGTAACTTCGTATTTTGCCTTAACTTGGTCAATAGTAAAATTGCCATCTTTAGCTTTTTTCAAAATATCAGTTGTTGCTTTTGGCTTAGGTTGTACTGCTTTTTGTCCGTCGTCGTCGTCTGCGCCAACACAAACGAATGATTGTAAAGAATAACGACGTGCATAGCTTATTCCGCTTCCTTGCGCTTGTGCATCATTAAATTTGTTATAAATAATTTCGGTTAAAGATTCCATTAATTCGCCACTTTCGTGAAGTAAAATAGTTTTAACAAAGTTTTTGTTTTCGACGTGTACAATTGGTTGTAATACACTTATTCCGTTTGCGTTAAGTATTGGAATAACAGCCTCTCTAATTGCGTTTAAATCTGCGTATTTAGACTTAAAAAATGGATTTGTAGCACCTTTTTTCGGGTTGCTCATTTCAGATTGTGCTTTTAATAAAGCGGTTGCAATTTGTTTCATAAGATAAGATATTTAATTATTTAAGATTTGTAAATATAGTAATTATTTATTATTTATTCTCTTTTGGAAAAGATATTCTTGTTCTTCATTCCAAGCATCAATACGATGTTTTCTAATTTTTTTATAATTGTCATCGTTTTGTAAATCTTCATTACTTGGTAATTGTCTAACTTCTAATCCTAAATGATTAAGATAAAGTTTTTCGTTATCGGGCAAATCGTTGTAAATCTGCTCCGATAACTTTAAGAAATATTCTTTTGAACTCATACGTTATGTTGTTTTACAATTACTTTAGTATCATAATTCTGAAAGCATTGATAAGGAGTTAAACCATTCCAATACATTTGAAATCGATACACTTGTTGTTTAGTTCTTTTGTTGTGGAATGTATATCCACTTACTTCGTTACAGAAGTCTAAATATGATTGTTGCATATGGTTAGTTTTTTAATTTTTCTATTAGTTTAATTTCTTCATCGTCAAATTCATCATTATAAATTGATAAGTTATTTTCATAACTTAATTCTGTTCCGCCACAATAAACGCAATATTTTTCAGATAAACTATCAGTGATTTCATTTCGTTCTTCATCTGTTAAGTCGTCCCATTTTGTTTCAGTATCAAACCCATAATCTTTTAAATTAATTATTTCAGATTTTGGAGCATCTGTTTTAAAGTTTATTTCTACTAACATAATTTCTATTTTTTAAAGTTTATCAAATTTAATCTATTGCTTTGTTTTACGCAATAGGTGGGTGTAGTTTAGAATTGTTCTTAATTATTTTAAAATACACTTTATTTACTCTTTCAGAATTATAACCTCGTCTGTAATAATAATTCATTACTATTAATATTCTTTGTTTAGGACTCATCTTGTATTTTTTTAAGTTCTTCTTTTCGTATAAATTCAATTTCTCTTTGAATATAGTCTAACGCTTTTTCAAGGTCTTGCAGTTCATTTTGTTTTTTACCAGCTCGACAGATATATTTTAAAACATTAAACCTAAAAAAATTTAATTGATAATCAATTCCTACATCAATTAAATCATATTCTTTTCCGTTATTATAGTGTAATGGTATATTACTCATGTTTTTTATTTTTAATTCTATTATTATTACCTTTTAATGCTTCTTTAATTTTTAATTTAGTTTCTTCACTTAATTTTTTACCAAGTCTTATTTCTCTTAAATCTAATATAGGAGTTTCTATAATTTTTTCAATACTCCATCCAAGTCTAAATCTTTTGTTAAAAGTATTTCTATTTATATTATATTTATCACATAAATCTTGTAATAATATTTTTTCATTATTATACTCAAAATATCTATTTCTACTTTGATTTCTTAATTGAATTTTCATAGTTACCCATCTACAATTTTTTGGTTCATAATTACCAAAATTATCTATTCTATCAATAGTTAATCCTTTTTCCCATCCATTATTTACACTCCAATTATAAAAATTTATAAAAGTTAGCCATTCATTACATACTCCTATATTTTTATAAGACCTATGCTTTCCAACTCTTTGTGTTACGTTATTCCAAGTTTTGTAAAGTGGATGTTTAGATAATCCGTGTTTTATCATATTTTAAATATTTAATTAATAAATACAAATATAATAAAAATACTTTAAATATTACCTTAACTAATGTTAAAATTAAGTTCATTATCTTTTACAAAATCTATTACATCGTAATTATTTCCATTTCTGTAGTGTAGTGGTTTCATAGTTTTTTATTTTTTTTTCCCTCTTTTTTTCCTAAAAGATATGCCATGTAGATTAATAAAGCGAATGATATAAAAATTATTGTTTCCATATTAAAAAATATAATGGTTAATAGTTTTTTGATTTTCGTAATAGTTCATAGTTGTAAAACTGCTTTTAGTGTTCTTAAAATTTACTTTCACCCAGTCAGATGGTGGCGAAAAAGCACCAAAGTTTTGATATTCAAATGAGGTGCTACTCGTATGGTCAAATAATAACTGATGACTATCACCTTTACCGAACTCAATTTTATAGTTATGTAATTTGTATTCATCAATGTAATTCTTTATTTTTTCAATTTGAATAGCGTCTAATTTAGGTTTAAACCCAAACTTTAGACTTTTGTCATCTTTTCCATGTGTTAATATAAAGCATCGATTATTAAAAAAGTAATGGTCAATAAATTTACGTTGGTTTACTACTACAACATTTTTAGGATATTTCATTTCGATATAAACCTTAAATGCGGAATTTACAATATAACCAAAACTACCTGAGTGATTGTCATTACAAATATTTACAACGTGAATTTTATTATAATGTTGCAAAAGTGCGTCGATTAAGGTAATTTTAAACTGCAAACCAATATCAAATGCTTTTTGATTATCCATATTTTGCGGTAATTCGTGACCGCCTCTTGTAGTCATTGCATCGTAACCATCCATAAAATCGCCTAATTCGTGAAGTAAAAGAACGTTTGATTTTTGATTTTTTATGATTTCATTTACAAATATATCACGCCTTTTAAATAGTTCGTTTTCATTCCATAAACCATCATACAAAGAAAATCCATCGTTAACTTTCATACCAACATGAACGTCTGTTAAAACCGCTCTATCGAATAACGCTTTTGATTTGAACTTGTTGTCAATTTGCACAGGTTCGATTACGCCTTTAAAAATATTTAAGAAATCGATTTCTTTTTCAATTTCAACGTGTTTAATAGGCTCTGTAATTACCCATTGTTGTTTAGTTGATACGTTTGTTGAAACTCGTTTAATTTCGTGATTTAAAGGTATTTCAATCAATTCTTTAGGGCTTAATTTTTCTACTTTAGAAACTACTTCACCATCTTTATTTAAAGTTCTTTTTACTTCAATAAATTCGGTTTGCTGAATATAACGTATTTTTAATAGTTCTTTGTTTTGACTATCTGATAAGTAATATTTTGGATTACCAATGCTATAATCTGATTTTACTTCAAAACCTAAAGCTATTGCCTCGTGCGGTTTTAGTCTTACTTTTATTTTAGCCATCTTTAAACAATATTTTTTCAATTAATTTTCGTTTGTAATACTCTTTATTATATTCTTTTTTTCGCTCTTTATTTTTAGCGTACCAAATGCGTGTTTTTTCGGCTTTAGTCATTATTAAGTTTGCTTTGTCGAATAATATAAGGCTCTTTTAAATACTTATCTATTGCGGTTTGCACATAATAAGCGGTTGTTTTAAAATAACCAGCTATTTCGGTATAAGTATTTTCTTTGTTTCGTAACCAATATTCTACTATTTTAAATTCCATTACCTTAATATTTTATTAGTTATTCCGTTCATACTTTTAGAATCTTTATCATAAGCATCAATCATATAACAGATATTTTCCATGTCGTAAATTGGAACTTCCGAAATTCTTTTTATAAACAACTCAAAAACTTTATAAACGTGGTCGGTACTTTCTGAATTACTTTCAAAAAACTTATCGTAATTATCTTGTTCTGCTTTGATTAATTCGGGTATAATAGCGTTTATTTTGTTTTTAAGCGATTGTTTATAGTAAGGAGTATATTTAATAGCCTCAAGTTGATTTAATGCTATTTGACAACTCATAACACTTGTAGTTATTTTATCTACGTTTGACATTTTACTCATAACTTATCATTTGCTAATTTTCTAACCATTTCGCCTAACTCGTAACTATTCGGAGTTGCTAAAATATCTTTTAAAGGGATTTCAATTGTGCGGTTTTCTTCTATTATTTCAGCCCAAGTTCCTTTTCTAAAAATAGCTATACCATTATTATATAATGTATTTATAGAAAAATCAAAACTAAAATTATTATTGCAAGTATTTATAATTTTTATTTCCGGACTTCTGTATTTAATACCATCAACAAAGCCTCTCTTTTTAGCCTCCGAAATTAAAGCATTTTCTACTTCTTGTGGTGTGGCTAAACGCATATGTTTATTAAAAACTTCGTTACTTCTATATGCTGAATAATCCCATTTATTTGTCATTGTAAATCCATAAGACTTCATTCCATTTGTTTTATGGTCTTTTATTTCTTCTAAGAAAAATAAACCATCAGACCCACTTCTTGTATCTTTATACCACTTCCCAACTTCCAACTTTTCTTCTTCAACAATACCCTCTCTAACAAACGCCTCTTTAATATTTGGCTCTTTGCATAGTTCTTTTACGAATGTTTCTGTTAAAGTGTATGTTTTTTCGGCTTTCTCAATTCCTTTTTTACTTATTAATAATTCAACGTTACCACATTTTATAAAATAAAGCATTACTTGCTCTGTTTTGTGTCTTGATTTTTTTTCAACATTAAAAATTAAATCTTTATAATTATCAGGCTTTCTATTTACTTCTTTATTTATAAATCCTAATTTGTTAAACATTAAAGAGTAAGTAGTGTACAATTGGTCTGAATCAATTATTTTAACTTTGTCATTTACTTTTATTTTTTCCATAACTTATAATTGTTTAAAATCGATTACTTCGATGTTGTTAATATTCTTTTTTAGTTTTACACTTGTGATTGAAAAGCACCAATAAAAGAAACCTATCATTAATGATTTAGTTTTAAAGTCAATACCTATTCCAAATGTAAAACCTTTAATGTCTTTTGATAATTTAAAATTTAGTGTCATTATTTCTCTTTTTATCAGTTAATATTTCAATTACTACTTCTTTTAATTTTTCTCCTACTAAACTAATTCGATTAATCGATGGTTTGTTTATGAAAGCTAATATTTCGTTGTCGGTTATCATTTTAATACTTTTAAAATTTTACTAAATCTACTTTTTACTATTCCGTTAGTCATTTGACCGCATTCGTCAATATAAACTTTTAATAATTCTTTAGCCTCTCTGATTTGAGTTTCTAATTCGTGAACGTAATTAATTGCTTCTGATGTATTATCTTCACATTCCCAAAATAACTCGTTTCTGCTTTTTTCTATTTCGCCATCCATTTCTTTAGGATTAAGAAAATCTAAATCTGCTCTTGTGCTATCGTATTTCATTACTCTGTTATTTTAGTTAGTAGTTTTTCAATTTCATCTATTTGATAAACACTGTTTTCATCATGTCCCCAGTATTCCTTATTAGTATCTAATACATCTTTCAACATCTCAAACATTTCAGGAGCTGATGCGATTAGTTTTGCGTTGGATTTACAAGTTTCTATATCGCTTTCTTTAAATGAATTGAGCGTTGTACTACCATCATATATTAAAGCTATTGGTAGTGCATATTTAGAATATACATCATTATGATTAGTTACTTCCCATTTCCCTTTTGTTCCTTTAAATTCCATAACATTACTTTTTTAAAATCTCATCCGCACATTTCTGTAGTGCTTCGGATTGTAGTTGATTGATAAAATTGTTTACTTGTTGTTTGATTGTATCGTGTTGTTCTTTTGGAACTACTCGACTAATTCGCATTGTAGTACTTTCTACTTTAAACTTTGGCGGTGAGCCTACTTTGTTACTCATAATTATTATTTTTTATTTTCTAATTCAGTTTCTAAAAGAAATATTCTTTCTTTTGCTTTTTCTAATCTACTTGTTAATGTTCTAACATCTAAAGGTCTCCATTCTCCATTAGGCGTTGTTTTAAAACATAAAATTCCGTCTATAATTTCTTCTGCGTAATACATAATTTCTATTTTTTAGTGATTAATTATACGCAAATATAATACTTTTATTTTAATTACAATACAATACAACTTAATTTATATTAATTCTAAATAAAAAACCACCGATTAAGGTGGTTTAGTAGTTGTGGTGTTGTGGTTTAGTTTATCTAATAGGTTTTAATAACATAATTCTATCGTCTGTATAATCTTTTAATAAAAAAACATTATTATCATATTTTGCAGATGCTAATTGTTGATTCCATTCCGAAACTTCTTTAGTAATCGAAGCTAATTCAAACTGATTTTTATTTTTTCTTGCATAATATAAAGTTTCTACAAATGCTTGTCTTTTTACAATAAATTTATTATAATCATAAGTAGCAACAAGGCAAAATAAAATATGCAAACATAAATAAATACCAAAAATAAAACACATAATTGCACCTAATAATTCATAATCATAGCTTTTCATAGCTATTATAAAACCTAAAATTGTCAATATTGACAAACAAATAAATAATTCCATAATTTCTAATTTTTTAATTAAATTGTTTCACTTTCTTTTTTTACGTATTTTCTGCTCCAAATTACAAATAATAAGAAAGCAGTAATACAGATTATTAATAATACCCAATTCCAAAAATTACCTTTAGTTGATTCGGTTTGTTTAATTGCAACCGATTTTTTACTTTCTTCTTTAACTGAAACACCTTTCTGTTCGATTTTAGCAACTTTCTCAACTTTGTTAGTAGTTATATTGTTTTTAACTTTTCGATGCTTTAAAGATACGTTTTTGTAAGTTTTACCATTTACTACAATTTCTTTTGTGTTATCAACTGGGGCTATTGTAATTTCATCTGTATCAGTGCAATCGATAACTTTAATATTGGTATTTGTTTTAATTTCGGTTTTACTTGTATCGACAATCTCTGTTTTACTTTCTTCTTTGGTGTCTGATTTGTTTACTTTGCGAGTTCCACAACTTACTAAATGTAACAAGGCGCATATAATTAATGTAATAATTGCGTAATTTTTTATTTTATTTATCATCTTGATTGTATTTTTATAAGTTTTGAATAAAAAGTAAATTTGTGACCATCTATATAATAAAATGCTTTATTTAAACTTAGCATCTGAATACTATCACATTCTATTGTGCTTGCAGTACTCCAATTATTATCTTCACTTCCTGATAATGTAAATTTTCTTTTCTTTTCTTCTTTTCTTCCACAACTAAATAGTAAAATAGTTGATAATAAAATTAGTTTAGTTTTCATTTTGTAATTGTTTTAATTCATAAATAAAACCTCTTATAAATCTTCTACAAGCTAATAGAGTTTCTTTTTCTTCTTCTTTAGTATTTTTATGACATATTAAATCAGTTATTGTTTTAGATTTAATTTCATTTATTTCTATTAATTCTTTTACGTTCATAATTTTTTATTTATAACAAATTTATCTTTTAATTTTTGAATAGTTTCAGTAACGTGTATTGAGTTAATAAAAGCATCTTGAACAACACAACTACATACTTCCATCCAAATATCATCAATATTAATTTCTTCTTTTAAAATTTCTTCTTTCATCTCTCTATTTATTTAAGTTATTAAAAATTTCGTTTGCCTTTAAAATTGCGCTTTGTGTTGCTTCGGAGCGGGTTAGATATATTTCACTAAATTGACCTTGTAGATACCAATCTTCACTTTTTATTGATACAATAGATTCGTATTTTATTTTAAATTCAGGACTACCGTAAACCTCTACACTTATATAAATCCCAAAACTATCAAAAAACTCAATTATAAGTGCGTTTAAAACACTTTCTTCAATTTCAATAAGCATCCAAAATCTGAATTTTGAATTTGCCTTTTTTTGTCTAAACCATAGTTCAAACTCCTCTTTGCATTTATCGGTTAGTATCATAGTTCTATATTTAATTCTTGGTTAGTTAGTGCGAAATTCCATAATTTATTTTTAATTATTTTGTTTATTGTAGGAACTCCTAATTGATATTTTTTAGATAATTGTACTTGTGTAAATATTTTATTATTATAATAACTTCTAATATTTACAACGTCATTTTCGCACAATTTAGATTTCGGATTTTTAGACATTTTATTATCTCTAAACCAATTTAATCTACCGCCATTAATAACTGAATGAATTACATTTTCTTTAGCAGTCGACCATTCTAAATTTTCTAAATCATAATTTGCTCTATTCCTATCTTTATGATTTACTTGTGGCTTATTTTCTGGATTTGGAATAAATAACTCTGCTAAAATTCTATGAACTCTTCTTGAGTAATTTTTACCATTGTAAAATAAAGAAACTTGAGGATAACCTTTATCGTTAATATTTTCTGATATTTGTTTTCCATTACTGCTTATTATAATTCCATTTTCATAAACATAATGACCTAAATAATTCCCTATCCTTAATTCTTCTACTCTCATAACACTTCTTTTAAAAATTCATTAATTTGTTTTATTTTTTCTTCTTTGGTTAAGTTTTCTTCAATGTGAAAACTATAACTTTTACTCGATTTCTGATAAGGCATAAATACTATATTTACCCTTGTTGTTGTTTTCTTTGGTGGTGGCATTTTTTTAATTTAAGTTAAATACACAATCTAATTCTATTTGTTGATACCATTGTAAACTACTTACATCAACTATTTTTTGTTCTTTTTTAATCAATAGATTTAATTTCGACAAAGTAAACCATTTTCTATTAATCCAATATCCTAAACAATTATTATTATCTTTTAAATTTACTAAAGTTGGTAAATTGGTAATGTCAAATAATTGCTTTTTTCTAAAAGCAAATACTCTGTTTTCTAACTCAAAATAATTAGAGTAAATTATTATGTCAAAGTTTTTATTCATTGTTTATATAGGTTTAAATAGGTTGATAGCGAGTATAAAGGAGTTAGCATCAATGCTACAATTTGTTTTAAAAATATATTTTAGGTTGTTTTGGAATTGGAATTTTCATAACGTGTGTTGGTACTTTTTTACCACAAAAACCATAATTAAAAGAAAACGTATTTTTAAAAAACTTTGCTTTTACAACTTTGTTATCCATAAAAATATAGCAATCAAAATCAGTTTCTTTTTCAAAATCAAATTTATCTATTTCAATCCATCTGCAATTCATAATATTCAGTTTTAAGAACCGCACTAATGCTAACAGCTAGTACAACGCAGTACGGTATTATTGATTAATTTAATTAGTGTTTTGTATTTGGATAAATTGTGTTTATCCGATACATTTGGCATCCTTATCCGTACCACGATGTACTAGCGGAACGTTATAAGTAACTTTATGAGCGACGAACTAATAAACCAGCTCCATCGTATTTTTTAGCATCGTAAAGTCTATAATAAGTTCCTTTTCCTATTGTGTCAACTATTCCAATGTAAGGAGCGATTAATTCTGCTAAAAATATTGGTAATAATCGAACTAAAAATCTTTTTAAACTAAATGGCTTTTTCATAATTTTTTTATTAATTCCTCTTTTGTTATTATTCCGTTTTCGTAATGCGTAATCAATTGGTATTTTTCAATTATTTCACAATACTTTTCCCTTACTTCAATTGGTAAGTTATTCTTTTCGTATGCAGTTGGTTTTTCCATAATAAAAGCTACTTATAACAGCAGTTTGGTGCAATTGCTGTTTTTGGTTAATAATAGTTTCTAAGTTCGTTTTTCTTAAATAGAAAAATTTATTTTCAAATTCCGCAACTGACACCAAGCTGCCAAACGTTAATTATTTTACAAATATAACATTTATTTTGATATTAATAACAAAATGATATAGTTTATAATTAGTCTAAATAGTGGGTATAAGATATAAAAAAACTACTAACCGACCGAGTGACACCTCAATCCAATGTTAGTAGTTTAATGAAGTGTTATAAAAACACTATGCATTATGAGTACTGCAAATATATAAAATTAATCCTTAACCTCAAAGTGCATAAAATCATAATTCTTTTCACGTCCTAAACTAATAAATCCGTGTTTGTAGAAAATATCAATCATTTGTTTATATTCAGCACGTGCAAACCTTGCAGTTTTTGACGTTTCTTTTAATTGATTTCTTTCAGGGTCAAGGTCAATTGCTATTCCCCAACTATGACGACTCGGTGCAGTTCCGCCACGCATTGCACGAAAATTAAAACAACCGCCAAATAAATCAATTCCTAACTCAACAATTTTATCATAGCCATAAACCTCTAATAACTCGGTAAATATTTTACCTAATTTATCAGCTACTAATTTGTGGCATTGGATTTTATTTACTTTAATATTTTTGTCCCAAGCTAAACGCATTGGATAGGGTAAGTTTAAAGTAGTTAAATAGTTTGGGTTTTTACTCGGAACACCATATTTTTGAGTAGCTTGTGTAGTTGTTATCATTATTTTAAATTAAATAGTTTCGCAAATATACCTAATAAAAGAACAACTAAAGCACCAATTACAAATTTAGCTTGTTTAACATAAACATTTACTTCGCCTTTGAAATCTTCTAAGTCCTCAACTCGGTCATCAATATCTTTTAATTGAGAAACTACGCCTTTATGATTGTTCATTTCAGAACCTACTAAAGCGGTTTTAATTTCAAGTAATATCTTTGAATTTTCCTCGTTTACTTTCTTTTGTAAATCTTGATGGTGGCGTATGCGCTCAATTTCTGCGGTGACTTTTGTTAAATCTGTCATTCTGTAAGGGTATTATTTATTAGTATATTTTTCTACAAATGTTAGTGCGGTTTCTGTTCCTATATAAATAGAAGAAATCACTAACCAATCTGTATTAGTTATTATTTTAAAAGCAACAAAAATTGTAGCGAAAATCCAAACTAATAGCTTTCGACTTATCCACTTACTCAATATTTTATCAAATTGCTCTTTACTCATTTATTAAATCTATCATAATTTATATTCCTTTCAATTAGTAATATAATCGGTGTTGTGATTATTAAAATGCTCCAAAACTTGTAATTAACATAATCAATAGGATAATTCAAATCGATTAATTTAAACGCTAAAAAAATAAAAGCGAATAGATAACATTGCTTTTGGAATATGTTTAATTTACGATACATATAAAGCACTATAATAGCCGAAGATATGTAAAAAGGAGTGTCTATACTATCTATAATTTGCCAATTGTTAGAATACCAATTTGTTTGCATTATTAAAATACAAACTAAATTATAAAGTAATATAAACGCTCCTAAATTTTTCATTCTATTTCGGTCTGTGAGGACGTGGCGCACCGATTGACGGCACAATTACACAATCTACTAATCCAACGCTATCCAATAAGTCTAACGCATCTTTTACCGCTTTTTGTTGTTCTTCGTTTAATTCTTTCATAATTATATAAATGTTAAAAATAATATCCCCGCTAATAAACCACCTACGCCACCATAAATAGCATCGTAAATATCGAAAGGCGCTTCGTGGAATTTCTCGTAATACATTTCTCTACCTAAATTTAAAATAAAAGCAAATAATGTAGAAATAAATAATACTCCAAACCATTCAGTATCTTTTAAGTTCATTCTAAATAATGCAAAAAAGAAGATTACAAATGTATAAAGTAAATGTCTGTCGTAATTGTTTTTTATAAAGTTTTTCATTTGTTATAAAATTCTTTGGTTACTAAATTGTAATGTGTGAAATCGCCACTTAATCCGTCGACTGCAATTTCGTTTTCTAAAAGTTCAACTTCTACATTTGTAGCGTATAAAACTTCTTCTGTATTCTTATCAATTATTGTTTTCATTTAATTATTTGTTAAGTTACATAAATTTGGTGTTATACTATCTCCTGAATTAACAAGTGTTACACACCAAAACATATACAAAGTGTTTGTTGTATTATAAGCAGTTGAGCCTATTGCACCACCAACGTTCATAACGTCGTTTACTTGCGATGTGGCAAATGGATAACCTCTTAAATTACCACCCAATAAAGTAAAACTTCTTGACATTAAAGTCCATTGAGCGGTTGAAGAACCAGCGGTAAATGTTGCTATTGTTGTAGCGCCTGACAAAGTGTTAGAAGTATTTATTTTTAATCTAATTGTATAAGCTCCACCAGTCCCCGTTTTATTAACTCCAAATAACGCCTCTAAAACTTCTGTACTTGGTAATGTATTGCCAACTATTGTTGCGGTTGCTAAAATTGTTTCAGCAGTTGTACCCGTGTGAGGTGTGTCAGATACTTGTATGAATTTATATGGCGTGTAAGATAAAGCATCTTGTTTAGTTGCTAAACCATCTACAATAGCTTTAGTACTTGCATAAGTAGTTGAAGAACTTGTAGTATAAGAATCGCTTTTATTTGAAACGTCTTCAGGTGTAAAGCCTAAAGCACTTTGTTTACCATTCCAAGTAGTTTTTTCAGCATCGGTAACAACTCTATGTGTACTATCTTCTGTTAATTGTGACAATGCAGTAGGTACAGATACTAAATTTCTATAGTAGCTTTCACGTTCCGTTATTAAAGGTAATACTAAAGGTGTTAATTCAATTTTAAACAAATTACCACCACTAATCCAATTAGTACAATAAGGAGCGTTTGAAGTATTGAAAAACATTTCATTCGGAACACCACCCTGTCTAAACGTGTAAGTATTGCAGGTGTAAGGCTGGTTAAATTGCAAATTATAAATAAGGCTCTCGAAGTCTATTTCTTCAATAAAACCAACATTTGAGCAATTATATAATTTAGTATAATCGTTGTTAAAAAATAATCCGTAAGTAGGAATTAAATTAAATTCCAAAAAAGTCATTGCATCGGTATCAATTAAAACACCGCCTTTGCCAGTTGTTGTATCTCGATATTCGCCACCTACAATAGCATAATTAATAAATGCTGTATTATCACTTGCAGGACAAAAAGCTAAATCGTCTGTAATAATTGACAAATAGTTTCTTAAGTCTAATTGCGTATATGTCAAATCAGATAATGCTACTTTTGCAAAATAACCTAATTGAGAACTGAAATACGCAACTCCATCGGCAACGTTTATTTTACATCCGTGACCACCGCCTACACCAGTCCAACTATTTGTCAATATTGTTGACCAATCGCTGATTCTAATTTTAAAGAAGTCACAAGTAGGAGTAGTATTTTCAACTCCGTAAATATAAGTGCCATCGGTAACAATTGCAGGACTTCCAAGTAAATCAACTCCCGAAATAGTGTTATATTGAATATCTGTAAAGTCTTCTAAATCACAATCGAAAATATAAGAAACTCCACCATTATGTCTAATTCCATATAAACGTGTTCCATCAGTACAAAGGCTTTCTAAACCAATTGTAGCAGTACACGGAATAGTAATGCTTTCTTCTAAAATAAGTTCGTTATATCGTAATAATTTAGAAGTTGCACCCTCACGTGTTCCGATATAAAACTTGTTTCCTACTTGTAAAGTTCCATGAGGAAAAGAAAACTCCCCATCAGTGTTTTTAGCAAGTGTTTTTACTTCGTTTTCGTGAACTATTTGTATATCATCTAAACCAGCAAGTGTCATATCTCTATCTGGGAAAGCATATAATCTATCAGCGGTTATATTAGTAGTATTTAAAATAGCTTTATTTCCACCGCTTTCGCTTGTTTCTATATAAAACTCCCCAGCTGAATCATTAGCGCCTATAGTAGCAGTTGAACCAAAAGACTCTAATATAATCGGTTGGTCGGTTTCATTCCCAGCTGTTGTAACTTCTTGAAGTGTTGGGGTTGTTATTCCTCCAATAGTTGTAGCAGTCCACTTATTAGTTGTACTATTCCAAACAAGTACTTGCCCATTTGTAAGTCCGCTTACATCAACATCGGTTAATTGTGAAAGTTCGGTTACACCGCTACCATTCAAATAAGCAGTATAACCTAAAACAACTAATCTCGATCTTAATTGTGAAGCGGTTAAGAATGTTTCTTCAACACTTGAAGCGGTTTCATCGATTACAATAATATCTAAAACGCTTAAAGCTATTTGAGGAATGTTTGCACCATTTCGTAATACTATTACAAATGTGTTTAAAACATCGTCTAAAACTACTTCAAAATCACTAATAGAAACGTTTTTAGCACCATCGTTAAAGACGTGCCAAAAATTATTACTACCTTTTTTTATTATTTTAAACATAAAATTACATATTTGAGTGAGTTACTTTTTTCCAATCCGTACCATCGTAAAAACAAAGAACGTGTAAAGTAGTGTTATAGACTGTCAACCCCTCTGTTGGTGTTAATGCGTTTATTTCAGTTGTCGTAAGTTGCGTGAAACCTAACTCAGTTGCGTTTTGCTCAATTTCTGGACTTATATATATACTTGGCAACCCTACACCTTTGTCATCAATTTCTAATTTAAAAGCATCAAAATAAATTTGTCTTGTAGGTGAACTACTTGAAGTATCTTTTTCAATTGTAACTTTTAATGTTACTTCTTGACCAACACTTAATAAAAATCTTTGTGCGTATCTACGCCATAAATTATCATCTGAAACCTCATTATTTGCAGTATCAAAAGTATATAAGTTTATTGATAATCCGTCAATAAATAATTCAATACTTACTTTTGCACTATCTGACATATCGTTTACATAAAAAGACAAAATTGCATATCCGTCAAATGTAGAAATATAAGGCACATCGGTTAACCAAAAACTATAATCAGTATTTTGATAATCTAAATTAGTAGAAGTAAGTCCATATTTGCCACTGAAAACATTATAATAAATATCTGAAACTATACTTGTCCCAGTCCCAGCTATTGTTGTAAATGTTGAATCTTTTTCAAATGAATACTCAATAGGAAGTAAATTAGTCCCTATAATATCATTTTGTTGTATATATGCAAAAGGTATTGTTGCCATAATTTAGTCGTTTACTTGGTAAGTTGTGTTAATTTGTAATGTTCCACCACTTGAAATAGAATCCAATAAATAGATTGTATTAGTAGCAAATGATATTCTGCAATTGGTATTACTTGGAAATAATACACCGCTTGAAATAGTATCATCACTTGTTTTTGCATAAAGTTCTGTATCTGTTTGAGTGAAACAAATTTCATTGCCTCTTATCGTTGCGTAATCGTTTCTAATATAACCTTTACAAGTAACAAAATTACCTTTTTTGTTGAATTTAAGGTTATATGTAAATTGATTTGCTCCAGCGGTATTGCTTTTGGTTATCGTTGTTGAAAAGAATGTATTTATTAGTTCTAACATCGAATTACGATGTTTTGTTACGTCAATTACTGCAGTAATAAATGTATTAACCGCTGAAATCAAACTTGCCTTTGTTGTTGCCATATTTTTAAATTAAATAATCATTACTATATTGAGAACTATTGTATTGTCCTGTTGCTATTTCAAAAGTTGTATTAACATTTGTGCTTTCTGAATTACTTGTTACTAAATCAATTATTAACGTGTAATTACCATTTACGAAAGTATATGCACTAAAATCTACATCGATAACATTGTTTGTAATAGTACCTATTTCAGTTGCTACTAAAGTAGTTCCGTTATATAGTTTTACCGACGTTGTAGTAGTTACATTTTTATTAAAAGTAAACGAAACTAATCCATTAAAAGTAGTTGATATACTTGTGTTAATTGGAATAGAAGAAACTAACGCAAAAGTTGGTAATATCTGTAAATTCCAATTCTTTAACTGATTTAAAGGATTTACTAAAAATTCAGCACTTAAAAAGTTAGTAGTTCCAATACGTTCATCTGCTTTGTATTCTGAAATAGTTGAACGCACGTTGTTAATATAAACTATTTCTTTGCATAGCATATCAGTTACGCTATCATTTACTAAAAAATCTAATTGGTCAATCAAATATTTCTGTAAATAAGTTGGTGTATTTTGGTATGTTGTTTGAAAACCTTGTGTAGTTGTATAACTTTTTAAGTCAAGTTTATTTTGTGGTGTATGATAATAGCAGTTGTTTAAACGAATAGATTTTTTAACTACATCACCATTATTAAAATAATCTACTCTTGTTGTAGTTTTAGCGTAATAATCGGTTACCAAAAAGCTATTTGAATAGTAAATATTACCATTAATTAAATCGGTAATTTTCAAATAAAGCGGTGTAGTATAAAAGTTATCGTTTATTAAACCAAATTCAAATCGTATCTGAGAAATCCCTTTATCATCAATAAAACTTGTATAGTAAAAGTTATCATCTATGTTTTTTATTATTTTTTCACAACTATTTATTAAATCAATTTGAATACCACCAGCAAAAGCAATATCAACATCGCTATTAGTTTCTTGAACAAAAGTTTCATTCGGTAATTGAACTATAAAACCATCGTAAAGTAGAGTAGCGACGTTTGGGTTTGCGCTACTCTTTGCCTTTACGAAGTCGTTTAAGTAAAGTTTTATAAAACTTTTGTCTATATTCATATTATAATGCTATTAAGGCATTTTGTAAATCAAGTTTGGTAGTATAACTAATTCCATCCAAAATTACAAAATTATATTTATAAAAGTTACAAATCGGAATACTATTTTTATCAAACACTTTAAAGAAGTTGTTTTCAAATATCCACCAATTAGAAACACCGCCTAAATCGTAATCAGTTCCATCGACGTTTAATATACCATTTGTATAGGTTAAATTCAAATAAGGCGTATAATATTTTTCTTCTAATGTAACATTAAATTCTTTTGTAAATGGATTATATGCGTTTTTTTGTATGTAACCTTTGATTATATTTCCTTGCATATCATAACAACGCACAAAACCTCTGTCGGTTGCGTAAGTGTTCATATAATCAACTACGCTTTCATAACTTGCTACTAAACTTAAATTATGCACGTTTGCGTTAATAATTGGCTCGTTTAAATCGGTATAATTTACATTTGCGTTTTCAGTTATCGGTGCGCTTTCTCCAACTAATTGACTTGTAAACGCTCCGTTATTTTTAAAGAATGTATTTTTTAATAACGTTTTATTATAAAGTATTGCAGTGGCTATCCACGAACCCCAACGCAAAATATTTCGTTTGATTGAGTAGTTTATGCTTGAAAGCGTGTTGTTTAATGGTAAAATAACTCCTTGTGTTAATCTCGTTTGATACGCTACATTTGAATAGAAGTATTTTACTTTAATATATCCATCGCCTGAAAAAGCTGGTGTGAAACCTATCGGTTGTAAAGTTAAAACGCTATTTGTAATAGCTAAAACACTATAATTACCAACGTTTACACCGCTTGTTATTTCAAAGTTATCTCCAACATTAAATCCTAAAATAGCCCAATTTATTACAACGCTTCCGCTATCACCATTGCTATCTCGGTTTAGTATTTCTAAATTACTACCTACTATTCGCATTAATAACCTTGCTCCGAATGTTCCGAAGCTATTAGGTTGCAACGCTACATATTCCTCAATGTAAACTTTGTCATCTTCATTTGTCGACGTTGTTGGCTGTTTAATTTCTAAATCTATTATCGATTGAATAGAATACGCATCACGTACAAAATTATTATTAATTTCTTTTGTATTGTCTGCTAATAAGTTTGGTAATAACCATTCGCTTTCTGTGTGAATAGAATTACTTGTTCCGACTGCAGTACGCTCTTGCTCATATGTTTTATAACCATATTTAAACGATTTTAACATCGCTCTGTCGTTGTAATATCTTTGATAATCTTTACTTGGTATTATCTCAAATACTCCAATTTCATTACTTGTATAATATTTATCATAACTATCGATAAATATTTCGTTACGATTAATTTCGTAATCAGCACAAACTTCTTCAACACTTCCAAAAACATCATTTGGTTTAACATTGAAATAGTCAGTTTTTTGTGATACCATTCTACGATTAAAAACTACATTATTGTAGTGTTCGCCACCTACATCGAATTTAGGCGCATCAATCGGTAAATTACTAATATATTTTGAACTTTGTTTAATTAAATCAATCCAATTAACCGCTTTAATAACAGAATCTATTGCTGTTGATGTTGCGGTTATTTCAATATCCATTGCGTTAACTTCGGTTTGAATACTTGCAAAACAATCCTCATCGGTTGTATTATCGAAAGTAGCAGTAGTATCATTAGCGAAAAATATATACGCTCTTTTGCTTCTTTCAACAAATGGTATAGTAATACTTAACGAACTCGGTACACTTGTAAAAACATTATTAAAGTCAGTAATAGTATTATAGTCTTTATTCCATAACTCGTAATAATCAAAACCCTCTGTAGCTAAGTCAAAACCACCTATTAATAAAATAAGTTTAGCAGTTCCAGAAGCGGTTAATACGTTTGTTGTAGTTGTGTTGTTTTTTACCGCTCTTACTCTTGCATTTATATTATTAAACTTTATAGTTGTATTTGAAAAATCATTCTTTGCCTCAAAGAATTGAAACGAACCACTATCAACTGGAATAGGTCTGAATATTCCGTTATTATCTTGTGCCGAACCTTTTACAATAGTTGGACTTAAAAAAGATAAAGTGTTTTCTATTCCCGATTCAATAACAACATTCGAATTATTAGCTAAAACATTAAACCTAAATAAGAATTGAGAAGAAAAATACGCCTCTGCAGAAACACTTGTATTATTCCCTTTAAACTTACTTATTTGTTCTTCTGGTGTAGCACGTCTTAAATAGTTAAAAGTAGGTAATGGTGTAATGGTATTGCCTTTAAAATCTTTGTCGCTAAATGCGTTAAAGATTTCAGTGCCTTGACGTTTATAATCCATTATAACACCTATATCAATAAGTTTACAACTTACATAATCTTTACCATCGGTAATATCTTTTTCGCTAAAATCTAATTGCATTTTTGGAAAATAAACACCATCTTTTGATAAATGATAATAGGCTTCTAATTCAAATCCTCGTTGTTCTAATCCGTATAAAAGCCATTCTAAACCATAATCTAAATATTCTGATACATCGCCAAATTGATTTTTTACTTGTGGTGTAGTTGCTAAGTTTCCAACTGCATTAACAAACTCAATCTTATCTAACGCACCGAAATTTATTGAACGTGCAAAACGTTTGCTTTCTTGCTCTGTTTCAAATTGCAAACCATCAAAACCGATAGGCTCACAAATTTCGTACATTAAAGGCGCACCAATTCCAACTATTTCTAATTCGTGTTTATACATTTTGTCCTATTCCGTTTATACGTCTGTTAGTAATTTCCTTTCTGCTATGTCCGTTTGATACAAAAGCGTTTAATCCACCTTTATCGATACTTAAGTTTACACTTGCTTTATTCTCAATTGCTTTAATAACTCCGCTTACATCGATATTTGGTGTATTAACTTCTATTTTAGGCATTGAAATACCATTTGATGAAAGTATATTGTTTAATCCATTATCAAACATTAATTTTGATTTTTCAGCAGTAAATACTTTATCTCCTTTGTTTAAGTAAGTCATTTGCGCACCTTTATTACTTCCAGTCGATTTAATTTTTCCGTTTTTATCTGTAATAACCTCTGCTCCTTTTTCTTGTGTCCACGCCCAACCCTCAGGAGCGTTATCTGTACCTTTGTAAAATTGTGGTGTTGGTTGTGATGCTACAATTCCAGCTTGTAACGCACCAATAACACCGATTGCAATAGATAATGGAATGTTTGGTGGTGTAGAAGCTAAAGCACTTACAACACCTTGTGCGGTGTCAATAAGAATATTAAAGATAGCTTGTTGCTTTTTAGCTTTTGCCTCTCTATTTCTAATATCTCTTTGTCTTACATCATATTGTCGGTTAATTTCTTCTTTTGCACTTGCGCTTTCTCCAGCGAATAAAATAGCTATATCTTTCTCTTTTTGTAGATTTATTTTTTCATTCTCAAAACGTTGGTTTGAAAGTTCCATTATTTTGTTGAACGCTTGTTGTGAACTTTCAGCAATTGACTCAAAATACAAAGCGAATATTTTTGTCATATCTGCCCCGCTTTGTTTTAATGCTTCTAATTTCTGTTGAAATTCAGTAACACCGCCACCAATATCTTTAAAGAAAATATCAAAAGCACCTAAACCTTGACTACCTAAAAATCCAGTGCTAAAACTTGCAATATAATTATCAGTAGCCTCTTTTAATTTAGCTAATGTTTCAGCGTTTTTTATTTCTTGTTGTCTTTGTGCTTCTAAATCTGTAACTACTTTATTTGATGAATCCGATAATAACTTTGTTTCGTCTGTTAAATCTTTAACACCTTTAGACATTTCTAAAAGTGTTTCTTTTGGCTTCATTGATTCAACAAGTCCTTTATAGGTTTCTTCTAATAAACTAATAACACTACCTAAAGCACTATATCTTTCACTTGTTAAATCCGCCCCAGCTTGTTGCTCTTTTAAATTAGCAATCATTTGTTCCATAGCTTTTAAGCTACTTACATCGGCTTTGAATTTTTCTTCTTTTTCTTTTTTAGAATCTTTTGGTTTTTTAATTTTCTCTTGCTCATAATCTAATTTAATAGATTTCTTTTGATTATCAAGTGCGTATGTTGTTAACCTATTGTTTAATGCTTCTAATTCAGTTTTTTCTTTTAAAAGTCCGTTTAGCTTTCTTTGATTTATTGCAATTTCTAAAGGGTCTGTTTGCGGTAATTGAGCCGCTCCCATAACTCTTGGAACTTTTGAAATTCTTAAAACCTCTTTTTGTAATCTGATTTGTTCTTCTAAATCAATAATTTGACCTTGATTTTCTGTTATTTTTTCAACTGCTGCGTTAGCTTTTGCACGTGATAAAATAGCTAAAGTCAATTCTTTTTCAGCTTTTGCAGTATCTCCAGCAAGTATTTGCTCTTTTGTTAAATTACCTAAATATGCTGGGTAAGTTTCTTGCAATTCCTTAACCGCAATATTTCTTTCTTGAAGCGATAGTGTTGTATCTTTTGCAATAGCAAGTAATGACTTTAATTTTAAAGTTTCTTCAACTGCATTTTTTTGTCCTTGTATTTCTGTATCATTTATTTGTCTTCTTGCTTCGGCTAAACCATGAAGTTTACCGCTTACAATATCTAATCCTTTAATGTACTCTAACAATGGGTCAAGTGCTAAACCAAATATTCCAGCAATACCAATTCCTGGCAATATGTTAGCTAAAATACGTGCTTTACTATAAATAGCTTGAAAACCACCAGCAATACCTCCGCTATAATTACCTACATTTCTTTGAAAATCCCCTACTGCTTTGTCAGCATCTTTTATCCTTGCATCTAAGTTTTTAGCGTCTTCAATAGCTTGTAATGTTTTTGGGTGTGTTTCACCTAAAGCAATTGCGTAATCTTTAGCTTGTTTTTTTAATATTAATAATTGTGCTGAGGCTTTTGCATAAGCGCCACCTAAAAGCGTATTAGCTCTGATTTGTCGGTCTGTTTCAGTTCTTAATATTTGATTAGCTACTGCATTTTCACGTGTATTTTTAGTATTATTTGCAGTAGTTCTTGCAAGGTTTGAACTTTGTACAATTACCGCTTGTTTAGACTTTGCTAATTGTTGTAATTGGTTTTGTAAATTCTGTATGCTTTTAGCTTGTTGGTTGTAGTTATTTGTTAAATCCTTAATAGCGCTATCAGAACCGCTTGGAGTTTTTATATTTTGCATAGCTTTTCCAGCGTTATCAATATTTTTGATAAGCGTTAAAACCTCGCTATTTGCAGTCTGTAAATCTTTTAAAGCACTTGGACTTAAAATTTCTATAAATTCCGACATTATGCTACTTTTTTATTTTGTTGTGATTGTAATTTTTGTGCTAATTTTTCAAGTGTAATATAAACCGCTAAAGTCATATCCTCTTTTAATAGTGAGTTATTTGGTAAAATATTACTTAAAACCCCTATACTATCATGATAATCGTAATCTTTATTTTGGCTTTTATTAAGCATTTCTTTTAATTCTTGCTCGTCAAATGCTAAATCGTTTTCAATCCAACCGATATTCTCGGTTAAAATACGTTTAACCTCATCGCTAAAATCTACATCAACATTGATTTCTATTCCGCACCCTATTTTTAACGCTTCTAAATAGTCAATTCGCATTTGACGTGTTGTAGTAGAATAGTATAAAAATGCTAAAGTTTGCTTAATAACTGCTATTTTGTAATTTAAGAAAGCAATATTCTTATTCAACTCCAAATACCTTTTCGCTTCTAAATTATCTGACTTAATGAAAAACTCATCGTAAATTGATATGAATATTTCTTCTAAACCTTTCTCTTTTGGTTTAGGTTTAAGCAATTGATAGTTTTTAGTTTTCAATATCTCAAAGAAAACTTTTGCTTTTATCGTATCTATTGAATTATATTTAGGCAATTTTATAAATTTGTTTAATTTGTTGTTGTAATACTAATCGGTATATTTCGCTTTGTCTTTTATTAAACCAAACTTGATTTAATCCCATTATAGCCTCGCCATATCTTTCTATTAAATTATCTTTTTTATCATTTCCGCTATCAAAAATAAATCTTCTTTCTGATTTAGAAATAACAAAAAGACTATTAACGAAAGCACCCGTAAATATTAAATCTACATTATTAAAACCAGCTAAAGGATTCATCATATTTTTTTTATAAGCATAATCATCATTAGCATATTTTCCAATTTTTTTATAATTTGGTCTTAATCCAAATTCAAACTCATTTTCTTTTTGTTTTTTTAACTCTTGGTTGTCTTTTATTACTATTTTCGACACCAATTCCTCCATTACCGACTGATTCAGTATTGGATTCAATCTTCTCTGATATTCTTTTGCGCTTATTCCCACAATCTATACAATTTTTATCGTTATTTTCGGGTATGTTACTTAAAAACTCATTAATTAAGTCATCGTTTTGCTGATTAGTATGTTTTTTAATCCAATTCACTTGCTCAATTACACTTAATTGTTTGAAGTAATCCGCATCACTTCCGAATATATGCTTATTAAATATTTCCATTATTTACTTGTTTAAAAAACAAAATGCAACCAAAAATTAATTGATTGCATTTCATCCTTGTTTATCCCCCAATAAAAAAATCATTATGATTTTACAAATATAAATAAAAAAACCATAACTTTTACATTATGGTTTAAAAATTATTTTTATTAACTACTAAGCAGTCGGCGTAATCGAATCTGTTGCACCTTTGTAATACTTATTACCAATTTTAGCACAAGCTACTGAATTAACAGAATCATACAATTGTACTACAACTGGTGTTGACGTTGTAAGTGTTGCAGTTGGTTCAAATTCATACTCTTGTGTTGAAGATTCATAAGTTAAAGTACCCGCTTGGATAGTGTCAGCAGTTCCCGATACGGTAACTCTTAAGTTTGGAATAGCAATACCACCTAAAACTGAACTTTGATTAGTAGCGAATTTCGCTTTAAAGTAAACTTTACCATCTGAAACATCAGCACGTCCAGTCATCACAATATCTGTAATAGGGAAAATATCAGCGTTCACATTAAAATCTAAAACAGAAGCGTCCAAAATAGCTACATCTCTATTAAATTGAGTTTCGTTCATTAACTGAATAGTAGTGCTAACACTTGCAGAAGTAGAGCCATCTGTAAACATATATGTTCCAGCGTTCAACATTCCTAAATCAAACCCGCTAAAAGTAGTTCCGTTTGTTGCTCCAGCTATTGCGCCACTTGAAAATACAAATAAAACGTCGTATGCTTGGAATGAGTTATAAGTTGATAACGCATTTGCAAACAACCAACCTCTTAAATATTTAAAAGTAAATTGTGGCAATCCATTACGAACTACTGACATAACGCCTCCTTGATACTCCTCAGTTGTAGCTTCTGGTGTGTTATTTGTAGCTTCAACCGCTCCCAAAATAGGAATAAAATTACCTAATTGGATTTGCTCGTTTACATAGTCTTTATCGAATACGTCAGTTGTTAAATTAATTGACCATCCTTTAGGAACTAATATTTTCCCAGTTAGTCTACCCTCTTGCAAAATGCAGTCGGATAAGCCTAAATTCTTACGTGTAGTAAGACAATCTTTTTCATTATATTTAACCATTTGATTATTGTTTTTTAATTATTAAATTGAATTGTTTGTAAGCAAGTCGATTGACCGCTAAATGTAATCTCAGCATCTAATACAATAGCGTTACAAATAAATACTAAACTATTATCTTCTTCACGCATAGAATAATTTTTTATTCTTTGTGTTCTAAAGTTTGCATCATCATATCTACTTATTCCGCTTTGATTTAGTGCTATTAATAAATTATCTAAAATAGGTTGTAAGATTAGTTTAAAATCGTACTCGTGTTGATAAGGATTAAATTCGCTTGGTGCTTGGCTTTCATGTAAAATAACTATTCGAGAATTACGTTTAACACTTGGCTCTCTTAAATCGTTACTATCTTGACCCTCCTCTAACCAAATTAAAGGGAAACTTAATTTACCTTTTAAAGTTAAATACTCAGTAAGAACCTCTTTAGTTCCCCAACCATAGTTTAAAGTAGCGGTTTGACTACCTACAACCACATCAGGCAAAACTTCAACTATTCTTGCTAATTGGTCTTCAAAAACTATCATATTCCAAAAGAATTATAAGTTTCGTACACTTTGAAGTTTTCTAAATTAACATCAGCAAAATCAACTTTTTTATCAGTTAAATAACGATATAAACTAACTTCTATTTCATCATTGCAACCAAACCAATCAATAAACTCTCCATCATTATAAATAATTGGATATTTCATATAACCGCCTTGATATTGTTGAATGAAATTAGCATTTGCATTAGCTATCTTATAAGCTGGTGTTACTAAGTTTGCTCCTTGTGGTTTAACCTCAACATTTCCTATTCCAGTTAATTGTTGGTTAGTATTAAATAAAAACTCTTGTTGGATTTTCCAAGCGATTAAACTATACTCATAATCTAATCCTTGCCATATTTTTCCATCATATTCTTCACCTTCTACTAACTTTTGATATTTAGCATATAGCGGATTAGTAAATTCATCCGCTATTGCTAATTGTAGTTCATTATAAGTTGTTAAACCTAACGCATTTAATAATAATGATTTTTCTACTTTCGTAATCAATTCCGTTAATGCAGTCGCACTATTCGGAGTTTCTAAAGTTGGATTAGCTACTATCATTTGAACACTCAAAGGAATGTTTAAAGCATTAGCTTGTTGAAAGTATGATAAATCAATTATATTAGGCATTATTTTTCTTTTTTCGGTTTAACTTCTTTTACCTTTTCTGTGTATAGGTGTGCATCTTCTTTCGCTACTCTTGTAGTTTTACCATTATAGGTAACTTCTATTGTAGTTTCTAAATAATGTCCCATACTATTACGCTTTAGTTAATGCAGTAATAGCATCAGAGAAATCACCATAAACGAAAGCTCCGTAATGATTAGATTTTACTCTTTGTACTAATCTTGCCTCAGCTAAGATAGTTACAAGGTTTTTAGTAAAGTCATCATTTTCGTAACCTACATTGATAGTCAACCCTTCTTTGAAACGTACACCAGCTTTAGAGAAATCCCCTACTAAGAATTTATCAATAGTAACACCAGTATTTGCAACAACTCTTACACCACTTACAACTGTACCATCTACAGAAGTGAAAGGAGGCATAATGTATTGACCAGTTGAATCTTTTGACAACTCCATTGAAGTTACATCAGTTGGGTGCATAACGATATAGTTAGGCTCAAACAAATTAACTCTAACTTGGTTTAATGCAGTTCTTAAAACATCCCATTTTGTAGGTGTTGGAATAGCTAAAGCAAAAGCACCAGCTGACCAAGCAGTAGCGTTAGTTGTAATACCAGTTAAGTTATTACCCGAACCCGAACCGCTCAATAATTGCTCGTCAATTTTCAAGTTGATTAACTCGGTTAATTCTTGGTCAATTTCAGAACGCATTAAAGCAACATCGTCAAGCATCTCTTTTGTGATTTTGATGTATGCAGTTACTTTTTTAACGTTTGCAGAAGCTACTACCAAATCAAAGTCAGCTTGTGATTTAGCTGCGCCCTCAGCAGTCATTGCAGCACCGCCCTCTCTATTTTTTTGTTCTACCCATTCCCAAACATTTGACATAATTTGCCCAACGTTTACCAATTGTAGAATAAAAGGATTACGTGTTACAATTCTTGTAATTCCAGCTTCTCTTTCAGCTTGTGGAACTTGACCAGTAATATTAGTACTTTCAGCCATTGTGCCAACCGCTTTTAGTTGGATTTGCACACTTGCACCTGATTTGTCTTTCATAGCTTTTAATTCGTCTGATTTCTCAGCTAATAAGCTACCTAAATTCTCTGGTGTGTTGCTTGGAACTCCTTTAGTTTCCAATTCTAATACTCTCAAAGCAATTTCTTCTACGTTTGTTTTCATAGTTGAAACTTCTGCTCCTTTAGTTTCTAATTCTTTAACTTGCGATAATACTTCGATAAGTTCAGCTTTAGAAACGCTTTCGTTTTTCATTGCGTCGATTTTATCACCCAACGCTTTAATGATTTCTTCTTGTGTCATTTTCTTTAAAATTTGTTTAATAATTGTTTTAACATTTCAGTTGTTTGAAGTGATTTCTCGGCTTCGATTTCTTCAAGTGATTTCTCGGCTTGACTTTTATTGTTGTTTATTAATCCAGTTGCATGATTACTACCAGCCACAACTAAACTACTTTCTCTTACGTTTTGCGCTTCTTTAATGATATAGAAATAAGGAATGTACTCGAAGTCATCTTTATTAGCTATTTTATTAATATAAGCGTCATAATTAGCTTTTTCTGTTACGTCCTCAGGACTGTTAGAATCCATTGCAAGTAAAATAGTAACATAACGCATTCTTACAGAAGCCTCGATACTATCACCACTATCTAACCATTCTTTAACCGCTTCAATTTTAATT